TCGGGTGGAATGGGGCGAGAATTCGATGTCGATGGGAAGACTTGTAGCAGATTGGGGCGGGAACCGTATTCTGCAAGCGGCCGGGTTCGTGGGCAGCCGGTGTCCTGGGGGCACGCGCAAGGGGCGCCGGGCGGGGAGGCCGGGTGCCGGTGGCGGAACGGGACCGGCGCTGTGTGAAGCGCGGCGCGATAAATGCAGCTCGTTGCGCGAGATAAACGGAGACTGATTATTGTTGCACGGGCCGCAAGCGAATTGCACGGAGCCTACTCAGCAGCCGGTGCGATCAGCACCAAATCCCCCAACCCCCCCTCCACCGTGCGCCGCGCGTTGCAGTGCTTCGCATACGCCAGAAACGACATCACCCGCTGCCGGACGTACTCGAGATCGACTTCGCCGCGGTGGTACAGGTGGGCCAGCTCCCGGAACGCTCCCCGCGCCCGCCTGATGTTCCGCTTGCGCGGCAGGACGTGCGTCGGCCAGATGCGATAGCCGCAGAAGTCGATGCCGCGCTGCCAGGGGTGAATCGCGGTCTTCGGGTTGAGCGATAGCGCCAGGCCATTGACGGCCTCGCCGAGTTCGCGCATCACCTTCTGGGCCGTGGCCTTGTCGGGCAGGACGGCGACGAAATCATCCATGTACCGGACGTAGAAGCGGATGCCCATGTCGTCCTTGGCGATGTGATCCAGGCGGTTCAGCATGATGTTCGCGGCAAGCTGGCTGGTCAGGGCGCCGACCGGCAACCCGACGCCGGCCTCATGGCCGTAGCCGCTGATGATCTTGCGCCACAGCCAAAGCACGTCCTTATCTGAAATCGTCCGCTCCACCTCGCTCATGAGCACGTCGTGCCGGATACTGGCGAAGTATTTGCTGATGTCGGCCTTCAGGACATAAACCTTGTCGCCCCAGTTGCGCTTGGCAATCCGCAGGAAGTGCTGCGCCCGGAAGACGGCGCGCTGGGTTCCTTTGCCTTCGCGGCAGGCGAACGAATCGGGGATGAATTTTCGCTCGAATAGTGGATCAACGAGGCGCACAAGGGCATGATGAATCACCCGGTCGGGGAATGGCGGCGCCTGGATCATGCGCATCTTCGGCTCGAAGACGGTGAATTCGCGCTGCTTGCCCGGCGCCCAGGTCTTCCAGATCAGGTGGTTTTGCAGGTTGATCAGGTTTTCTTCGAGATTGCTTGCGAAGCGCATCACCTCAAGGCGATACCGCTTTCCGTGGCGCGCCTCCTGGAAGGCTTGGTACAGATTGTCGAAGTCAATCAGCTTGGCCCATAGGCCGTTGGTTGTTTTAGGCATGTTGTTCTTGTGGGTGGTCGGGCGCCGCCACATTCGCCGGTTTCCCAGCTACTAGCCGCAGCGCCCTGTACATCTTCGACAGCATGGTCAGGACAATGGCCCCAAAGGAAATGCGCTGGACGGCGGCCACTTGAGCCGCTCGCCTTCTGGCGTCAGTCGTTTGCGAGGCGGCCGCCGATGTTCGTGTTCGAGTTCGACGCGGCGTTGTTGACGTTGAGATAGAACAGGCCGGCGTTCGCGCCGTTGCTCCAATTGCCGCCGTTACTAAGCCATTGCCCCTCAAAAAATCGGTGAGGGTTACATGGCACTCCCTTCGTGCTTGATCCACGCGCCGACCATCTTGCCTATCTCGTTCGTGTGTCGCATCCAGACTTCCAGTCGGTTGGTGTTTATGTAGCCCATGCGGTGCGCCTTGCGGATGAATCCCCGGAAAACCTCGATTTCGACATCAAGGTCAAACAGCGCGCCGGACTTCTGGCGACGCTTCCAGGCCACAACCGTCAGGCGCAGCAGCTTGTTCGTTGCGGCCCGCATTTCGGCGCAAAGCAGATGGCGTTCGAGCTTCGGGAACTGGTGCAAGACGGTATGCGTGTAAGCGTCCAGTTCCTCCAGCTTGGTCATCAAGGCAAGGTGCGCTTCGCTCATCGCCTTGCATCGCCCATGAAGTCCCTTGGCCCAAGGCGCAATACCGCTGGCGGGTAAATCTTCAGCATCCACAACGGGGCGCAATCGGCGGCCAGCAAGCTGGAAAATACCGATGTTGCCGCTGCCGCTGTCAGCCCAGGAATCGCGCCGCGAAACTGGCACAGCGCATCATGGAATAGCGAAGCTCGCCAGGCTGCCGGCCTGCCGTCGTAGCCAAGCGGCCCATCGGGCACGCCAAGCCATACCGGCGTGCCGCGCACATTCCACGCCGGCGAGCAACCATCCCAGGCATAGCCATCGCTCACGCGCATCCAGCCATCGCGAATCGACAGCCATTCATTGGAAAAGTCGATGCCGGCCAGCGCGCCAAACGATTCAGAAGCCGGCCGGTCAAGTCGGTAGCGCCAGCGCATGCCCGCCTCAGAACGCAATAGATGCCACGTCTTCAGGCGAAGCCGCCAGGTCGATCAGGTCTTCAGCAGCTTGCCGGCGGCCGATCAGGGAGCCTGATGCGCCCGCGTAGGCGTTCATCTTGCCCAGCACGCGCGATGCCAGTTCAACCACGGGCAGCGAGCGGGCTTCGGCGATGGCGGTCAGCAGCGGCGCAGCAGCTTGCGGGTCGGCGGCCAGGGCTTCGGCTTCCTTGACTTGCTGCGGCCAGGACTGGATTTCGCGCTCCGGGTAGGAGGCGGCCAGGGCGGCCACGGCGGTATTGCATGCCTCGTTGATTTCGAGGCGCTTGGCCGCCTTCACGGCTTCCAGCTTGGCGTCGTCGCCGGCATCAAGCTCAAGCTCGCCCAGGAATTCGCACGCCGCCAGGTCGCAGGCCGGGATTTCTTCGGCTTCGCCCTTGACGGTGACGGCGACAAACAAGCCGTCCGCCCGGTAGTCGGCGGGCACTGCCCAGGCTTTCACCTTGGCATCGGCGGCGATGGTCGCCAGCGGAACGGTCTTTTCGACGCCATCCACCGTGACAACCAGGGAACCATTTTCGATTTTCATTCAGTGCTCCTTGTGAGAGGGATGGGCGGCCCGCTTGGCGGGCCAGCCCGATTACATGACACAGGTCACATGACCCATTACACCTTTGCGAGGCGGCCGCCGACGCTCGTGTACGAGCCCGACGCGGCGGCGGTGACGTAGAGATAGAACAGGCCGGCGTTCGCGCCGTCGCTCCAATAGCCGCCGTGGTACGCCACGCAACTGGGGTTCTGGTAGAAGTAGTCGCCATAGGTGCCGTTGCCGGCGGTCGCGTTCGTGGTTTCGGCGGCGAAGACGGTTGCCAGGTCGTAATCCGTGCCGCTGGCGGTCGCCATCGTGACGGGATAGTTGCTGCCCGGTGCCGTCAGGCTGGTGGTCTGGTAGGCCTTGTTGCCGTTCTTGTCCCAAATCTTGTACTTGGAACTGGCGTCGGTTTGCAGACCATCGACCATTTGCCACACGTTGCCCCAGAGGCCGACGATGCCGCGCCAGGTGGCTTGCGCCACGGTGGCGTTATCGACGGCCAGCGCGGACGAGCCGGAGACATGGCCTTGGCCGACCAGCGTCTGGCTATCGGAGCCGCCCATTTCGATCAGCGCCAGGGTCTGGATTGCGGAAAGCTGGTAGATATTCCACAGGCCAAAGCCGGTGACGCCGCCGGTGTTGCGGTTGGTGGCGCGGGTCTGCATGGTCGGGAAGTCGATGGAGACTAACGGCGTGTTTCCGGCGACGGAGCCCAGCTTGGTGCCGCCGTCGTTCGTGCCTTGGTACTTGCCCACCCAGAACTGGTCGATCTGCGCCCCGGCATTCATGAAGGCCGGATGTACCGAGAAACCGGAGACGGGCTGGTCGGAAACCATCCAGTAACGCTTGCCGGCGTAGGTGCCGCTCGGGACGGTTCCGGTCTTCAGGTAATACTTCGGAACCTTCATCATCGCCTGGCCGTCGATGGTCTGCGCAACCACGCCGGCATACGTCGGATGGTTGTTGAAGGTCGCGGCCGTTGTCGTGATAGCGGCGAAGTTTTCATCGACGCGCTGCCAGGTGCCCGCGCCGCCGCCGGTGGCAGTGCAGACAATGCCGATGATCTGGGCGAATTGCTGCTTGGTTGTGAAGGCGATGTCGGAAGACCACTCGGAGGCGCCCAGGCTGGTGCCGGTGTGGCGAACGCGCATCACGTATTGGGTCTGGCCGGCAACCAGGACGCCGGCAGGAACCGTGTAGCTGGTCTTGTTCGTCGTGCTGGCGCCGGAATCGTGCAGCGGGGCCGCCCAGGTGCCGCCGGCAAGGCGAATCTGCCACTGGCTGGAGGCGTGCGTATCGGCGCCGCCGGTCGTGGCGAAGGCGGATGATTGAAGCGTCGGCTGTTCCGGGACTTCAGTCTGGCCGTTGGTCGGCGTGGTGACGGTCGGGGTATTGACGTAGGCGTAGCTCGCCTTGGTAGTGAAGCTGGTGATCGTCGCCCAATCGGACACCAGGCCGGCAACGTCCTTGACGCGAGCGCGGACGTAGAAGGTGGTATTGACGGCAAGCACGCCAGCCGGAACCGAGTAGGTCATGGCCGACTTTTCGCCGGAGTCGTGCAGGACGCTGGCAAAGGTGCTGCTGGTGCTGATCTGGAACTGCGCCGTGGCGAAGGCGTTGCCGGCCGGGCTGACGTAGTTGGATGCGGTCAGTGTCGGCGTCTCGATGACGTTAGTGGCGCCGGTGGCTGGGCTGCTGATCGTGGGCGCGTTCGGGCGCATGAGCGGATTGACGTAGCCGCCCTGCTCAGTGCCGCCGCCGAGAGCGACGATGTGCTTGATAACCATCGGCTCGCCATCGACCACCATGCGCAGGTAGCCATCGCCGCGCATTGGCACGACGTATTCGTAGTCGGCGAAGCCTTCCGGCACGCCGCTGGTGCCGCCGCCGGAACGACGCACCGACCAGGCGCGCTCAGTCCATGCCGTGGTGTAGGCATCGCGGAAATACAGGCGTGCCTCGCCGGCATTCAAGCTGCGGCGAATGACGACGGCGCGGGACGTGTTGTTGTCGCCCAGGTTGAGCGCACGCGATACCCACTGGCCGCCGATAGCGCCATCGACGCCGCCTTCTGCGCGGGCAACGAGCGTGGAGCCGGTCAGCTTGGCGCCAGCGCCCCAGTTGCGGGACAGGTTGGCCGCCAGGCGCAGGCGCGTACCGGAGTGAATCGCGGTGATCCGCACCAGGGCGGTATCGGTCGCATCGGACAGAAGATAGTCTTCGCCGACTTTCACACCGCTGGTATCGGCGATGTCCAGGGAGTCGTCGCCCATGATGCCGCTGGTGACGGAAACGCCCAGGTGGTTTTGCAGGTTGTAGCCGGCCGCGAAAAGCTCGAAGGCGATGCGGCGGTTACGGTACAGCCAGTCCAGCGTGACGGCATTCTGTACCGACGTGGGCGAGGCCAGGCCGTTCAGGGTGCCGGAAATGCCGCCGATCTGGGTGACGATGGCGTCAATGATGTCACCGAGGCTCGCTTCGCCTGCGCGCGCCGCGGCGAGCTCGGTTTCGGCCGCGGACTGGCGCTGGTCGAGATTGCCGAAGTTGGCGTCGATCTCGGCGTAGCGGATGTTCCAGAGCGACGGGACGGCGTCGGGTTCGTTGTTCGGGATCGGGGTGATATTCGGGTTAGGTAGAGGCATGGCTGCTCCGGATTAAAAACGGGGTTCGATGAAGACCTGGTACATCTCGTCGGCCTCGCGGATCTTGGGCGCGAACGTTTTGAGGGCGACGATCTGCCCGTCGGCGTCGAGCAGCGCGGCCTCGGAGACGTAAACGCCGGTCAGCTCTCCGGGCTCGATCCGGCCGGCGCACTCGACGAGGTAGGGCGTCGGCTGAGTGATGCTCGCAAGCGGTTTGCGCATCACCTCGTGGGCGAGGCCCGCCGCGTCGGGGTCCGGCACTTTGGGCGTCAGGTCGGCGTTGTGCCCGCCGTCGCCGAACGCGATGAAGGCGAAGGGCGGCAGCGGACTGTTGTCCGCCATGTGTTTTGCGATGCGGCGGCGATAGGCGTTTGCCTGGATGGTCTCAGCCACGGTTGGATACCCTCGTCGATTGGATGCGGAAGCCCGGACTGACCGGCCCGCCCAGGCGCCAGCGGCCGGACAGGGACAGCCGCGCCGGGCGCGGATCGGGAATGTCGCGCGCCGGCTCGTAGAGCCGGAACTCGCCGAAGCGGTTGGTCTGCAACATCGGGTGGCGCGGCAGGCGCGTCGCGCCGGAGAGGTCGAAGCGGCCAACTTTGACCGGCACGCCGATGCGCCAAGAGCCGTCGAGGCGGCGCACGCGCCGGAACAGCTTGACCGGGTCGGGCGTGCGAAGCGTCCGCTCCGCGGGCAACGTCTCGCGGGGCCACATGGACACGGCGGAGCGGCTGGTCAGCACCGCGCGGCTGCCCACGCGGCAGCCCGACAGCCGCCAGTCGACCGACTCGCCGTAGCGGCGGCCGAGCGCGAATGTTCCGAACGGCGCGGGCAGCTTCGCAGGCTGCCCGTCGACGCCGAGCCGCCACGCAGCATCGGTGCGGTCGCTGACCACGCGGCCGCACCACGGGTAGCGTGCGGCGATGCGCTTTTGCATGACGGCGTGCGACTGCACACCCAGTTCGACGTCGAAAGCGATGCGCAGCCAGTACGTGTAGATCGGCCACGAGCGCGCCGGCTTCCACTCGTCGACCAGCGCGCGCATGCGCTCGATCAGCGCCGGACGGGCGATCTCGGCGAGGTTGAGTCGAACGATGAACTGCGCCCAGTGCTGGATCTGCGGTACGCCGGTGAGACTTTCGAGCGGGACGATCTTGCGCGCGCCATCGAGCGCCCACGCACCGTCGAGGCGCGCCGGGTCGAGCGTCGCGTAAATGCCACGCTGTGCGCGCTGGTCGAGCAGCTCAACGTCGATGCCCAACTGCGCGAGCACACGCTTGACCGCCCACGGCGTGCCCTTGTAGCGGTGCAGCTCGATCGCCGACCTGATCAACGCGCGTCGCGCCGCGTCGTCGTCGGCGACATCCCAGCCCTCGCCGCCCATGACGTGGAACTGCTCGCCGAGGAACGGCAGCGCATCGGCTTCGACCAGATCGACCAGATAGATCAGCAGCCTGGTGGTATCGAGACCAGTCAGACGCTCGGTGAGCTGCGCCAGCGGGCCGAAGACGGGGTCTTGCGCGAGGATCGGCGCAACAGCATCAGCCATCGCTGCGCTCCGCCAGCTGCACGTCGAGCGCAACGCAGTGCGCCCAGTCGCCCGCCGCAACGTCGAGCGTGCTCGCCGGCGACAGCAGGTCGACGCGGTACACGCCCGGGACCGACAACGCGGCGATGATCTGGCTGGGCACGATGTCGCGCCCCAAGGTCGCAGCTTGCGCCGCCGTGAAGGCCACCGCACGCGCCTGCGCTGCTGCCAGCACGCTGGCGGCGTCGTAGTCGCGATATAACGCAAGCCGAGCGCTCAGCGTATAGGTCACCTCGGTCGGCGCCAGCACCTCGACGTCGTCGCAGAGCGGCCGCACCTTCTCGCCCGAACAGGCAATATCCACCGCGGCAAGGATGTCCGCGCCCGGCAGACCGGTGTCGGTCAGCGGGTACAGGCGCACCACGCCAGGCGTAGGCGACAGCACCGCCACATCGACGATGCTCTGGTGCGCGCCCATGGCGTGGTGCCGGTAGGCGAGGCGGCTGCCGGCGACACTGAAACTCTCCGGGGCCTGCTTGATGCGGCTGCGCAGGCGATCGTCGCTTTCCTCATCGGCGCCGGCCGAGGTAACGCCCAGGTTGGCCACGCTGGCCACATCGACGCCGAGATCATCGACCAGGGCATTCACCTGGCCAGCCAGGTAGCCGTTACCGGCGCCGCCCGGCTCGACAGCCAGGACGGTCAGGTCAATGGAGGCGCTGCCAGCGGCGGCGAGCAACGCGGCGGTGGTCTGGAACTGGATGCCGTTCGCGGTCTCGACCCGGAAGCCGGCCGGGATGGGCAGTGCAGCGACCAGCGGGGCAACAAAGGTCAGGCGCACCGTGGCGCGCGCGCTCTGCGCGGGCAGCCGAATGACACCGACCAGCTCGCCCAGGTAATCCAGCATCGGCGCGCGCGAGAATGCCACCAGGTTCTGCCGGCCGGTGTCGTTCATCGCCGTGCGCACCAAGGTTTCCCGGTATGCGATCAGGTCGATCAGCAGGCGCTCGATCTGACCGGGGTACAGCGTCTTGCCGGTCATCGCCTCCCAGGCGGCGATCAGCTCCTGCGTGACGACCTGGCTGTCGTCGGGCACGAACTGCGGCAACGTGCTCACAGCCTGACCTCCGTCGAACCGACGACTCCGTCAGCCAGGCGCCACACCACGCGGATGGCAGCATGGGAGACATCGACCAAGTAGAACTCCACGCGCTCGACCGCGACGCGCGGCTCCCAGCGACGGATAGCCTCGACGCTCTCGCGCACGACATGCGGCCGGGCACGGTGAATGGGATAGTCGAGATACCGATGCAGGTCGGAACCAAACTCCGGCCGCAGCGGATCGCTGCCTTTGGGGGTGCGCAGAATCACCTGAATGGCCTGAGCGAGGTCGTCGAGGTTTTCGACGACGCCGTCACCGCCGAGGGCGGGTTGCCAGTGCAGGGATTGGATGTCAGCAAGCCGGGTCATGGCGACATGATCGCCACGCCCGGCCGCGGGGGATATTAACGAGGTTTAAAGACGCTTGCCGTCTAGTGGCTGTGGTGGTTGCTGTTGCCGCCGCCGTCCATGATCGCGCCCGACGCGGCAACGTCACCATCAACCTGGACGTTACCGGTGATCACCGCCGCGGCGCCGCCGACGCCCGAGCCCGCCATGCCGCCCTGATAGGTGAGCTTGCCCTTGACGAGCAGATTGCCGGTGCATTCGGCCTCCGGCACGTCGATGGTCACCTTGGAGCCCGCCTGCAGCAGGATGGTCGCGCCGACCTCGACGACCACCTTCTGAACGCCGCCGCGCACGGTCAGCGTATGCGTGGCGCGGTCGTATTCGAGCTCGGCGCCGTCCTTGAAGCGCACGCCGAACTTGTCGGGACTCGTCACCGGAGGCGTATCCGCATCGGAAAAGACCGCCCCGAGAATCACCCCGTCCTCGCCCTGCGCGTCCAGCAGCACGGCGACCTGCTCACCCGGATCATAGGTCCAGTAGCACTCGTCGTCCTGCGTCTTCGGATAGGCGATCGGCAGCCACATGGTGCGCAGGTTGCCGGCGTCTGGCAGGCGCACGCGGGCGAACCCCGGGCGGCTGGCGCTCACCGTGCCGAACTTCAGCGTCGGCGCCGATTCAAGAAAAGTTTCGTTCATGTCGCTCGCGACGCCGGTGGCGCCGCCCGTTTCAGTTCGAGCTGCGTCGTGTAGCCCGCGCTGCGCGTAATCGAGTGCGTCGCGCGCGTAATGAGATAGACGCCCGCGAGCCGGCCAAACGCGACCAGCTCGACGCTGGCCCCGGCCGCCAGAGCCGGGTCACCTTCGAGGCTAACCTCGCCACTGGTGCGATCGAGCAGCCTGCGCTCCATCTCGGCCTTGGCCTGAGCCTCGGCCGAGGCTTTGCTCGGCGCGCGGCGTGTCACCTTCACCGTATCGGCGCTGGCGGCCTTGCCGGCCGCGGTACTGCCGACGATCGTGGTTTCGCCGTCCTTCACGCCATACACCACGAGCTTCTTGGTCTTGGCATTGTGGTGCATCACCTCGACCGCAGCGGGCACCTCGGAGACCTTGTCGCGAAAACCCCAGCTCGCCAGGTCCAGCGGTGCGTAGCGGCGGATAGCCTTCTGCACGTGCAGATCGGCCATCTTCCAGAACACCAGCCGCGAGTTGTTCTCGGTCACCTTGAAGGCATAGCCGTACTGACTGGCCAGGCGCTGCAGAAAGGGCAGGTCGCTCTCCTGGTACTGCGTCACGCGGTCGATCTGCAGCGGCTCGATCTTGCCCACCAGCGTCATCTTGTTCCGCCGCGCCACCCTCGCGGCGATCGCAGCGAGGGTTGTCCGCTCGTAGGCCCGAGGCTTGCGCGTACGCACCGCATCCTGCACGCCGGCAGCAAGCCCCCGGATGCGCACCGTCGAAGGCGGCCCGGCCAGCTCCAGCTCGTCGACGTCGAAGCGCCCGGCCGAGATCAGCGGCGCGTCGCGATAACCGAACTTGAAGAGCAGGCTCGCGCCCTTCTCCGGATACCAGCGGTCCAGCCAGCGTCCGTCCGTATCCTCGAGCTCGATGTCGAGACTGTCCGCCTCTCCCGTCAGGTGGTCGGTGTAGGTGGCCGACACCACGTAAGGCGCAATGTCCTGCGTGATGGCGCGGCCGTTGTAGCTCAACTCGAATGCCGACGCCGGCACGGGGTTCATCGCTTCCACGGCGGCAACTCCTCGATGGCGGCTGCCTCGTCGAGCTCGATGACGGGCACGAACAGCGTCAGCCCGCTGGGCAGCGTGTCGCGGATCGGCGCTTGCGGGTTCGCCTCCACCAGCAGCGGGATCTTCGTCACGTCATGGTAGTAACGCCAGGCGATCGAGTCCCAACGCTCGCCCTCGGTGGTGATGTGGGTCAGAAACATCAGGGGCTCACACGTTACGGGTAGCCGCCTGCGCGGCAAGACGGGCCAGCGGCAGCGTGGCCTGACGCAACTCGGCGTCGGCCCGGCTCACGGCGCCCTCGGCCGCGGCCAGACGGGACAGCAGATCGGAAGGCATTGCGGCCGAGAGCTCGCCGGAAACCGACGCCACCTCGCGCCGAACGCGAGAGACGCCCTGCGCCACGCGGCCCGCATCGGCCGCCACGTTGGCCAGCCCCTGGAATTGCTCCATCCCTTCGACGGCGACACCCAGACTCGGCAGCACCGCCCCCACCGATCGCACAAGACCCGGCAACCGCGCGACCGCGCCGAGGAGGTCGCTCCCGGCCAGACTGCGCGCCGCCGACACGGCTGCAAGCACATTGCCAGCCGTGGAAAGCGCGCTCTTGGCACCCGACACCGCCCGAGCCAGCGCACTGGAAGGCGTCGCCGGCACCTTCGCGGGCAGCGCCGCCACCAGGGCGCCGCGGGACGGCACCTGCAACGGGCGCCCGGCCGGCC